CATATAATATAAGTATAATTACAACATAGGAGACTTTATGACAGTTGACACAAAAGAATTCAAGCCAAAAGATTTATCTCCAGAAGAACTTGCTAAGATGAGCAAGGAAGTTGAAGATAAGATTATTGTTGCTCGTGTAGGCCTTTTGCTCCGACATCCATTTTTCGGCAATATGGCAACTCGTCTTAAAATCGAATCCTGCGATGCGTGGTGTCCTACTGCTGCTACAGACGGCAGACATCTTTACTACAATACACAATTCTTTAATCAGCTCACAGAAAAACAGATCGAATTTGTAATTGCACATGAAATTTTACATTGTGTATACGATCACATGAGTCGCAGAGATGATCGTAATCCTATGTTATACAACGTTGCCTGTGACTATCTTGTAAACAACTTACTACTACGTGAACGCATCGGAGAAAAAGTAACACAAATTCCTATTTTCCAAGACTACAAGTATGATGGCTGGACTAGTGAAGAAGTCTATGACGAATTGAAAAAAGAAGCAGATGAAAAGGGTGAAGAATTTATTAAGGAGTTAGGAGATTTACTAGACGAGCATATGGACTGGTCCGAAGGCCCCGAACAAGAAGGGCAAGGATCCGGAGCAGGAGATGATGACTCTGAAAATGGCAGACCACGCAAACTAACAGCAGAAGAGATCAAAGCAATCAAAGACGAAGTAAAAGAAGGTATGTTGCAGGCTGCACAAGCTGCAGGTGCAGGTAATGTTCCAGGCGAAATTAAACGCATGATACAAGAACTTACCGAGCCTAAGATGAACTGGCGTGAGATTATCCAAACCCAAATCCAATCTACTATACGTAATGATTATACATTTGCTCGTCCTAGTAGGAAAGGTTGGCATACAGGTGCAGTGTTACCAGGTATGAATTTTGAGGATACTATTGATGTGTGTGTTGCACTAGACATGAGCGGCTCAATTGGCGGAGACCAAGCACGTGACATGCTTAGTGAACTGCAAGGTATTATGCAACAATATAAAGACTATAAAATCAAAGTTTGGTGCTTTGACACACAAGTTTATAATGAACAAGATTTTTCATCTGATAACGGAGACGATGTAAACACATATGAACCAAAAGGCGGTGGTGGCACAGATTTTATGTGTAATTGGGAGTATATGAAACAAAATGATATTGAACCTAGGAAGTTTATTATGTTTACAGATGGCTATCCTTGGGACAGTTGGGGCGACGAAGACTACTGCGATACAATTTTTGTTATACATGACTTTCACAATAAAGATTTTCAAGCACCTTTTGGACTAACCACACATTATGACTCGTGATATTTCAACTAAATTAAAAAAGCCTAATGTATTAGACTTTTACAATATTCGTAAACCAAAAAAAGCACCATATCATTTTGAGTATATAAATATTCCAATACAATATAATCTCGAAAATACAATTTCACGATGGATACAAGATAATCTAAAAAGCAGATTTTATGTTGGTAAAGACATTTACGTTAACGATGAAAATAAAATTTTAGAATGTTTAAAAATAGGATTCGAAGATCCTAAAGAATTATCATATTTCACTTTAGCATGTCCACACTTAAAGTATAAGTAAATAATTATTATAAAAGGAGAAATACTTATGGCAGAAGAAACACAAACCACACAACCTAAAGAGTCATCAGAAACTGCAGAACAAAATATTGAATTAACTGTAAACGATTTAGGAGCATTAAAACAAATTATTGATGTTGCAAGTAGCAGAGGTGCATTTAAGCCAAATGAAATGACAGCAGTTGGTAGTACTTACACAAAATTAGAAAATTTTCTAAATGCTGTCGCAGCTCAACAACAAACAACCGGAGGTAAAGATGCTTAAACACGTAGGTCGTGTAAAAAGCACTCAGCGTAAAGTAATTGTTGCCTACAGGACTCTTCCAGGTGATGCAAAATCGTGTGTAGTTGTTACAACTGAGAACTTAGAAGCTGCTGACCACGATAGCTTAATTAAACTAGTAGAATCAAATGCAGGACAAAATGCATACGAATTTGCAGAAGTAATGGCAAGAAGTACGTTATCTGATGGTAGTAACATGCTTGCTCGATTCCATACAACTGGAAAAATGACTAAAGTATCTACTGATAATATTGAAATGACTCCTGACCTTAGTAATGTTATAATGCTAAATCAACTAAATCAGACCATTGCAGAAAGTAGAGGTGTAACAGTAGACGAGTTAGCATTAACAGGTCCTACTAATAAATCAACAACTGTATCGCAAAATACAGAAGAAACTGTACCTCCGGAAACTACCGAAAGTAATGACGTTTTAACAGACGAACAACTTGCTGCTAGTTATCGTTCACAAGCAGATACTATGTTCAAAGAAGCAAAACGATTACGTGACGAAGCTGAAAAATTACATCCAACTAAAAAGAAAACAGTAAAAAAAAGTGTCGAAAAAGCCCAAACTTAGTAGCGAAACTGATCAATGGCTTGAAATTTTTCAAAATCTAAATTTAGATGTCATTCCTATAAAGTATCTACACTCTGTAAGAGTAATTTTTAAAGATGGAAAAATTTGGGATATTGATGTAGCAAATAGTAAAAAGAAAGAAAAAACTAAAGATATCGAAGACTCTCTATTAACCTTGTTTGATAGTTACGAAGAAGAAATACAAAACATAGATTTTAGGCTAGATACAGAAAAAATTAAAAAAGATATATTAAAGTCTACTGCAAATTTATTAAAAAAGAAAAAGTAATATATTATTAATTTTGATAAATATATTAAAGAATTCAGGAGTAATATTCAATGTCTTTAAGATTAAGAAGAGGACCAAGCGAAGATAGAGTAACACTTGTATTTCAAGCAGGTGAGCTGGTTTACGATACTGTCGAGCAACGACTTTATGTCGGCGACGGGCTTACACAAGGAGGATTACCATTAACAGATTTGTTAGGCGATGCAAGTCCTCAATTAGGTTCTGATTTAGATTTAAACAGTAATGATATAATAGGATTTGGCAATATTAACATTGACGGTGATATTACTGCAAGTGGCACACTGACAGTGCCAAATATCATAACAGATGTTACAGGTAGTTTATTTGGAGATGATTCTGCTCCATTAGTTGACGGTGCTAACAGTAGACTAGTATTTGATAATAACGTATTAAGTGACTTTGCAGAAGTTGAAATAACTGACCCACAAGCAAACCAAATTCTTGTATATGGTGGAACTACCTGGACAAACTCGAGCTCATTTAACGGAAACGTAACTGGCAATCTAAACGGAGATGTAGCTGGAAATGTACTAGGTAATGTAATAGGAAATGTTACCGGTGATGTAATAGGAAACGTTGTCGGCGAATTGACTGGTTCTGTAAACGGTAACGTATTAGGAACACTTACAGGCAGTGTTACTGGCGATGTTGTGGGAGATGTTATTGGCGATTTAACTGGTAATGTTACTGGTAATGTTGTTGGAGATGTTGTCGGAGATTTATCTGGTAATGTTGTCGGAGATTTAACTGGTAATATCGTAGGTAATGTTGTCGGAGATTTAACTGGTAATGTTGTCGGAGATTTAACTGGTGATGTTGTGGGAGATTTAAATGGTAATGTTATAGGTGATGTACTAGGAGATGTTGTTGGAGATTTAACTGGTAATGTTACTGGTAATGTTATAGGTTTGTTAGTTGGTGATGTTACTGGTGATGTTACTGGTGATGTTACTGGTGATATCACTACTAGTAATATCAGTTATAGCCAAACTTTAACGTTTAATGATTCTGCGCCTGCTGCAGGATTTTCATTTTTAAAACAATCTGTCACTGATGCAGTTTTAACATACGAAATGAATAAGATTGTATCAACTGGTCTGTCTACTATAAATACCACAAATGAATTTCTTGGACAAATAACGTTTAGAACATCAGACAATGCCGAAGACAGATTACGTGGAGCAATCTACAGTTTTGAAGGGTTATTAGCTATTGCTGCCGGAGAGCCAATAGATGCTGTAGATGATTATAATGTTTCTCAATACATTGTTTTACAAGATAATAAATTTTGTATAGGCGGAGCAAGTCCTGCAGAAAAATTAGATGTTCGCGGAAATGCTAAAATAAATGGTTTTGTTCAATTTGGAAGCTATGCTGATATCACTGCTCGAAATACTGCAATTACAAGTCCTGCAAAAGGCATGGTTATATTCTTAGACGACGATGGATCTTTAGGCGGTTCTCCTGCTGTACCAAAATTTCAAGGTTTTGACGGAACATCTTGGGTTAATTTGAACTAACTACAATAGTACATGTCACAAAACTACTATAATATAAATCATAGTACAGTTTTAAAC